CCACACCAGTTGGTGTAGTTACCCAAAATCTCGCAAGTGTTCCATTAAAATCTTTATTAATTGGAATTATTCCAAACATGTAGGTACTTGTTGCCCATACGTTATATCTTGCCGAGCAGTTTATCGTGTGGCTTATGTTTGATTCTGAAGCATAGAATCTTTGGTTACCTACGTATTGATCCTGTGGGTTATAAATCGTCGCCGTTGTTCCGCTTACTTCTGTTATGTATTTATTTGCTGTTGTTGGCTCGCTAACGATTCCGTTGTTGCCGTATAAGAACATGAGCATGTTTGTAATGGTTGTGTTGTCTACGTCGAATCTTTCTAGCCACTTTGTGTTTTCTACTAGGCTGATCTCGTGCATATAAACGCGCTTTGAAGGAATCGAACTATAAACCACTTGGCTTACGTTGTCTACGTCCACTACATAGAAATAGTGGAACTTCGCCACTAGCGTTTCTTCTTCGTCATAGTATGATGATGTGATCATGAACCTAGTCATCGGCAAAAGGGCTTTTTTGCTCTTGTTTAGTATTTGTATACCTGAAGTGTCTAGGGCAGTATCTTTTCTGTCAAACAAAGTAATCGGTTGTTGCACCGAATCTGTTACTTCCTTTTTTACGTATCTCTTTCTTCTTTGATAATCTTCTATGATATCGTATTGATAGATATTTATTCTATGTGTGTATGTATTCTTTGCCATTTAGTCCCTGCTCCGATTTATATAACTTGCTCTTCTCATTGCTTCAGATAGTCTTATTTGCTCTTGTTGGTTCTTTACCCCTAAGTTGATTGCTTGTGTGAATAGTTTTGTTGAAAGGTTAAATGCTCCGTATGCTGGATGGATCGCAAAACTTGTCATAGTGTCTACCAATGATAGCGATTCTTCTACCTTCTGTTGCAATAAGGAGTCTTTTGTTAGTTCTCCTAAATGCGGAACGATTAAAGAACGCGCTTCTGCGATGGCCGTCTTTGCTATAACTTTTGCGGATACTTTCTTTTCTTTTTTCTTATCGTCTTTTTCATCTTCAGGATCTTCGTCAACTACATTTGTATCGTTTTCCTTTTCATCTTCTCCCGATACGTTTGTTTTGTTCTTCTTTCTCCTGTCAACGATTACGATTTCGTATCTTTCCATCTCTTACTCCAATGCTTCGTTGCTCTTTAAGAAGTTTAGAGTCAACGCTTGTATTTTTGTGCTTTCTGCGTTTATGTCTCCGTTTGATAGAATGAATGACCCATTTATTCCGTTGCTCCATCCATCTTCCATTACGATCGTGTACACTTCGTCTTTTTTGTTGCCAAGTATGTCGTTGTATAATGTCTTTATTATATCCGTCTTTGCTACTGGCACAATAAGTTGCAATGTTGCTGTGGCCATTTGGTTGGTTGACGTTGTCTCGTCTGCATTTGTGTTTTGCGATGTTTGTTGCGTTCTTTGAGATACCCATCCCCATCTTAAAACGTTTACTTCCTTATTGTTGATTTGCCATTTTGCTTCGTTTCCTAATAATCCGAGTGTTGTCTCTTGTACGTTTAACATTAATTCGATAGGGATTGTTGATCCTAACGCGCATGTATTGTAGGCCGTTCCTGTTGTTGGCGCTCCTGGAGTGACGATATATGTGTCGTCTGTTGACTCTTCATAGTAAACCACGCCCAATTGCTTCTTTGACCACGATTCTATTATTAGTTTTAATTTGTCTAGATTTTCTTGTGAAACAGCGAAGGCCATACGAACATTCGAGAACTTGCTAGAAACTTCCTTAACGGGCGTATAATCGCCTGACGACCCCAATAAAATGCCGTTTATCTTTGTTAGATTTTGTTGCTCGAATACTTCTTCGTAATTTCCTACGTCTGAGAATAAAGTAAACGTGAACCCGAACGCTTGTGTGTTTGGGTCATTGTTTAATTGCTCTTCTATTGTGTCTTTCAAAAACTCTAGTGTCATTTCTTTATCAACCTTCCCTTTAGTTCTTTCGCTAAATCGTTTATAAATTCTTTGCTCATATTCTCCCACCAATGCTCATTTGGGTTTCTTGCTCCTTTCCACTTTGGGCTTATCCATGGCTCGTTTGTGAATGGCATGTATGGAGCGATGTTTTGATCTACATATATTACTATTCCGTCGGGAGAATTCATGACTCTTAATGCGTTGTATTTAAGGTTGCCAGTTACTGGTGCTTCAGGATGCTTTAGTTTTACCCCTGGCCTTCTTGGAACTTTCACTTGTCTTGTTTGTGCTATGATGTTTCCTACAACGTTATCTAATTTCACTATGTCAACTCCATGTAAATTGTCTTTGGTGCGTTCTTCACTAGCATATTAACCTGTGCTTCATGCTCTTCTGTCAATTCTCTGACGTTGCTTATCAGATATGTTGATCCGTCTTGTAGCACAACTCTTCCCTGGTTTTCGAATCCTATGTCCCAGGTTGTCTTGATTACTATTGCTTCGTCTGCTGTTATTAAGTTTTGTACGATGTGCAAGTATCTTCTGTCTTTAGGATTTAGGATCTCATAACGGAACTGCTTTGCCTTCGATTTGTCGAACTGCGCATTTGGCATCTTTCCGTAGTATGCTCCCCAGTAGAATTGATTCGATTCAGGAATGTATGTGTCTAGTATGCTCATTAATATCCTTCCCTGTATTTAAATCCGATCGGTGTGAATAGGTCTCCCTGATATGTTAGGGCTACTCCCATTTCAGGAACTATTCTGTCTAGCGCCTTTTGCGCATTAAAGCCAATAATTGTCTTGCGTAGTTTCTCTTGATCTACCACTTGGCCTGTCTTTATGTTTACCCCGCTGAACATTGCCATTGAACCTGATACTAATTCGTAGGCCAATTGCTCTTTCATTGCTTTGCAGATTATGTTTCTTGTTGATTCTAGTTTGCATGCATATAGTTCCACAACGGGTTCGTTGTTGGTATGCGCATAAATGTATGAATAGATTTCGTCTGAGATTTGATCTAATCTGCTTTGAGCAACTGCTTGTGGGTCGTCGCTTTGTGCTGTGTTTAAATGCTCAGGCAAGTCAATGCCTAGGCTCTTCTTTACATAGGCCAATGTCAATTTGTATTGATGGCTTTCGTAGTCGTATACCATCTTCTCGTCGTCATATGGTGTTATAAAATGCATCGTCGTTTCCTTTGGGTATTTCGAGATTCGAACTCGACATGTCCTTTATACCCATAAAGGGAAGCCCTTAGGACTCCCCTGGTTTCGCTTACGCGTTTTGAACTGAGCCTGGAGCAGTAATTGTGATTGCTGTTGTGAAGGCAGTTGTCCAATTGAAATCTTCTGTTGAGATTGGAACGATACCCTTATAGTTGAATACTTGTAAGCCCCATCTATACTTGTATTGCGCTCTCTTACCCATTCCCTTTGGTGAATCGATAATCTTTACAGAGTTGTTGAATGCTAGAACTCTCGCTGTTGCGATACCAGCAACTACTAAGCCAACGATGCCGTCTAGTGAGCCTGCTTCTAGTCCCATCCACTTTTCTGCTAATGTCCATACGATCTTTGAAGCAACGCATACTGGGATGCTGTCGATTTCTCCGATGTATGATAAACCTTCGCTCTTGTATGTATCAGGAGAAATAACACCCCTTTCTAGCATTGTTTGAGCGTAGTTTGAACCGCCAATGATTACTTGGCCAGTTTTCATTAATGCAGATCTTTGTGTTGCTCTGATGAAGCATTGTCTGCCGTCAACTGGGAATGCATCAATTCCTTCTGTTGGATCGCCGTCGTCTAGTAATGAAGATGCATCGATGATTGCGTCCTTAACGTTTCCGTTAATTGTTGCAACTCTGTTGATGTTGTTTCCGTTTCCGTCAGCAACATACTTGTTGATTACAGATGCTAATTGGTATGCTAATGTTGATGCGTTGATGTTTCTTGCAACTACGCCTGCAACACCTTTGTTTGTTGCTTCTGCAACTGGTAGTTCTACCATTTCGTCCATTACAGTTGGATAGTCAACTGAGTTGTCGATCATGTATAGAACTTTGATGCCGTATTCTGTTGATGTTGGTTGAATTGGATCTTCGCTGTTGAAGTATCCGCCGTTTACAGCACCGCCTAATTCTCTTGCTTCGATATCAGGTACATTTTGTCTGATGACTCTGATTTCACTTGCGTTTGTATCTGTTGAAAACGCTTCTGTTACACCCTTTTCAGGTAATGCTAAGATTTCTTGGAAGATGTTCTCTCTTAATTTTTGAGATGTATATCTTCTTAATGCTTGCCCATCTAATTTTGGTGTGGCAAATGATGTTCCATTGTATGCCATAATTTTTTATCTCCTTTGTTTGTTATCAATAAATTGCGTGTTTTCTTGCCCACTCGTCTGCTGAAAGACCTTCATCTTCGTTTGGAGTGACAGAGTTTGGTTTACCCATTCCTGCTGTTGAAGTGTCGTTATCTACTTCTTCGAACTTTGCAATGATAGGTTGTACCTTTGCTAGTAAATTGTTGTAGGCTTCAGATAGTTCTGCGATCTTTGCTTCCAACTTTGTAACCTTATCTGTATCTTCGATTGGTTCAGGTTCTTTTGCTGGTTCTTCAACAACTTCTTCTTGAACTTCTTCTTCAACTGGTGCTTCAGGTTCTTCTGTAGGTTCTTCTGTAGGAGTTTCTTCAGATACTTCTTCTGCCTCTTCTACTTCTGTTTTATCTTCGACTTCATCTCCGCCTTCTTCGTCTGACTTTTCTTCGATTACTTCTTCTTTGCTTTCTTCTTCTGTTGGTTCTTCATCTTCAGCAGGTGCTTCTTCGGTCTCCCCTAAAAGCATCTTTTTGAATTCGTCTAACTCTTCATCAGATAGTTCAGCAAGTAATGACTTAATCTTATCTAGTGCAGATTCTTTCTTTCCAAAAATTGCCATTTTCTTTCTCCTTTCTATTTTGCGCATAATATATCTCGTAGTTTATCCGTTGGTGTGCTTGTGCCTTTGTACTCATCCTTTGGATCTTTCCATCGAGTCACAAAAACGGCTTCCCTATTCGAATCTAGAATATTTGTATTCTGCTTGGCTCTATTGCTCTGCTGTTTGCTTTACAGAACTCTTCGTACTTAGCCTTCCAGTATTTCACTTTCATTTTAGCATTTTTTAGTTCATCTTGAAAAGCCGTTCCTTCGTACATGGCCACCTTCTCCTTCCAGCGCCTTACTAGACGTTCTAGTTCGCGCATCCTTTGGTCTATTTTTCTCTGCCTTAGTATTGTGGCCTTATCGACCATTGGTGGCTCGTATCCCTTCTTGTATGGGATTGCATAGTGCCTGCAGTTATATCCAGTTAAATGTCCATTTTTATATGTTTTACCTGATCTTGTTGTTACGTATTGATCTGTTGCTACTTTTAGCGGGATGAATTGTATTCCATCTACTTCCTGGTACGTATTGTCTAGTGTGTAGTGGCCACCCTGCCATTTTTCGCATCTCTTCGAGCAGTTCTCGTGTCTTGATGTAACGATTAAATTTACCCCGCGCGCTTTCAGATCATCCAGTTTCTTTAGTGTCGTTTCGTATCTTACGGTCATTTCTGCTATGTTTCTCAATGACACGTTGCTTTCATACTTTGCGTCGCTTTCTATTATCTTGTTTAGCGCTTCTTTTACGCGCTCCATGTATATTTTCCCGTATTCGTTATTTGCTACGCCCAAATTGCCTACATTCTTGACAGGCAGATTCTTTATGTCGAACTCTTGAGCATATCGTTGATCTAATACCTTTCCTGGTTTTATGCTGAACGCTTCTGTTGGAATGTTTGTCAATGCGCTTACTACTTGCTTTGTGCTTTGGCCGTTTCTGTATCTGCCTATTGCTATCAGAATTGTGTTTTGGCTGACACCCATTGCGTTCAATGCGGTTATCATCAATTTTGATGCGAATGCCCTTAGGCTTTGCTCTGCATTGATTTTTAGATCTATCGATTCGAGTTCGTCGATACATTCTTTTATTTGCTTGTTAATGTCCGATGATGCTTTTTCGTAGTTTATCCTATCAAGCGTTAGGTTCTTGATTATCTCCTTCAAGTCCGTTTGGCATTCTTCTATTACTATCGTTTGCCAATTGAGACCCATTTCCTTCGCTTTCGCTATTCTCTTCTTGTTCATCGAATTCTCCTGTGCCTTCGTTGAAGAAGTCCATTGCGTTCATCTGCTTTTGCTTCTCTTTGCTATCGTTTTTGATTCTCTCGATTTCGTCTGTGATCTCATCTTCGCTCATATCAGGGTTGATAGCCTTTACTGCTGAGTATAAACTCTTTAGGCCTGAGTTATATGCGTTTGTTGTATTCTCTAGAAGCAATGTTGTGTTTGTTTCTCCGCTCTTTGAGAACTTAACTTCTACGCATTCTGTAAATCCGTTAAATTGTAAGATGTCCCCAATAAGTTCGTTGATGGCCTTTGTTAGGAGTTTTCTCTTGCTTTCTACTAACAATGCTGTTGCTGATTCTTCGCTTGAGATTTCTCTTGCAGTTCTGTTTGATCCGTCTGCGATCCATCCTGCTATTGTTGATGTGCTGATGCCGATTGTCATGGCAATGCTCTCTAGGATGTTATTCTTTATGCTTTCCCAGTCTTGGCTTCTTAAGTCGAATTGTACTGGAACAGGTTTTTGCTCTTCTGTTGTTTGGCCTTCATATGCTGTAAATAAGAATGAGTCTAGATTGCTATTCCAGCCTTTATTGCCGTCCTTCTTGTCAGGGTTTTGGATCGACTTCTTTGCTAGTACTCTTCCTCTGCCTAGATATAAGTCTGTGTTTAATGCTCCATGTGCATAATCGTATAGGTACAAGTATGCCATAATGTTTTGAAGCATTGATTGGCCGTATGGTAGGTTTGGTAGGTTATCAACGCCCTTTGTGTATTTGAATGGAACGATTCCGATTCTATCGAATGGTAGTTTCTTTGGTACTCCGATATCGATGTCTCCGAATTGTTGCTTGATTTGTCTTTGTACCTTTCCAGGAAGTTCTGTCCACGAGATAGGTCTGCCTAGTGCTATGTTTTGGTCTTGTGTTACCATTCCTGTTGTTTCATACACGTTTACTATTGAGTAGTATTTTCCAACTTCGAATGATTGCATCTTGGCCAACTTGACCATTTCTCCAAACTTCTTGTTGTATGCTATACGCATTGATTCTGTGCCGTACTTTCTTTCTTCAACCAGGATGAAGTGTCTTTGTTTTGAACCGATCGCGTCAATATACTTGCTGTTGATCAACTTTGCTTCGCTTACTCTTCCGCTGTAGTCGATGTTGAAGTAGCCTTCATCCATTCTGTATGTTGATAGCCACAACTTTCTATTTGAGTCTACGTTCTCTACAATGAACGAAGTTCCGCCAGCAACTGCTAGAAGGATTGCTTGAGCCACGTTTTCATCTATTGCTAGTCTGTCGTTCTCGTCTCCTGATATAAAATCTATGGCCTTATTCTCTTCTCCTGGAATTATGGAGTTACCTTTCTTTTGGAATAGCAACCCACCGCCGAATATTTGTTGCGCTACCTTATGGCACAATGTTGATGCTAGTCTTGTGCTAATTACTGCTCCCGTTGCATCATGCACCCCTTCAACCTTTCCGTCGAACCATTGAAGCCACTTCTTCAACCAGTGCATTGCGAATGGTTGTAGGTATGGTGGATATGTTGCATAAAAAATGCTTTTGCTTGTTAGTTCGCTGTCAATTGGGAAGTTAATTGTGTTGATGGTAGTAACGATTGGATTGCTGTCGCTCATTGTTTCTCCTTACTTTTGAGATTTCTTCATTGCTTCGTTTTGTAATCTTAGGTATTCTTCTGCTGTTTCGTTTAGTCTATCAGAAGCGGTTTTAATGTCTGCGGTGTCAATTCCTAGTTTCTCGCAGATCCTGTTTAGCATTGCTCTTTGGGTCTCCACTTCGTCTTTTAACTCTTCGATTGATTGCAACAACGAGAAGTTCATGTTGACCATTGTGCCGTAGTAATTAGATCTAATTCTTGCTAGTCTTGTTACATCGTCGACTTTATCCACGTCTTTTGGCAATAGGCCTACGCTCTTTAACTTTTCGCAATACTCTTCCTTTGTTAGGTCTGTGTTGCGTGTCATGATGTCTCCGATTAGAAGTCTCAATTGCTTATCTTGGTCTTGATTTTTGTCTTGTTTATAAGTTACTCTTTTGCTTCTGTTTCCCATGTTTTCGCTCTCCTGTTTCCTTACTAATTTTTATTGTAAAGCATTTACAATTATATTGTCAAATCGTATGCCAATTTCCTGCGTGGGAAGTCTAGGTTGTCTGGGTTTAGGTAGTAGTAGTTGATTGCATACGTCAATGCGTCGGTGCAGTCGTTTGGAATCGCATCGTCTAGTTTGTAGTTCTTCCATACGACGCTCTCGAGTTGCTCCTTCAATGGATCGTTCTGCATTGTTCTTCTGCTGTACCATAAATATTGGCCATTTGTGTTTTTAATAACCACCACGTTCTTTGCGAAGGCATCGTTTACTACGCTGTTGGTTCTTATTTGTGTTTGTTTTTGGGAGAAGGCATAGACTTCGTTGTCGCTTGTAAACTCATAACGCATCTGTGCTATTAGATCTGCTGATGCGCAGTCAACCGACCATATCTTTCTGACTTCCTGTGCTTCGAATCCATATTTCTTCTCCATGTATTCCATGTATTGCTGGATCAACGCCACGATTTGTGTTGTCGCTAGTTGCACCCCGCTTTGCTTTGGGTCGTAGTAGAATCTTTCTAGCACTACTCCCCTTCCGCTCGACATGATAGCCAATGGCGCTATGCAAGTTGCGTCGTTTGCCACCGCTCCGTCTCCGCCGAATATAACGTATTTGAACCTTTCTCCGCGGAACACGTTTGCTAGTTGTTCTTCTGTTAGGTAGTGCTTGTCTGCGTTAAATGATGCATATGCTCCGCCCTGTAGTTCGTCTAGCGAGCCTAGGTACATAAATTTGTACATCGATGGGTTGTATTCTTTTTCTGTGAGTATTTCTTGCTTTGATTCTTCAGGCAGTTTATCCCATATGTCTATATAGGTTGCGTCTATAAATTCGTAGGCTTCTGAGTTTCTCATTCTCTTGCAGAATTGATTCCACCAGTGGCCTTTTACTTCGTGTGGGTTGCCTGCTATGATAATCTTTCCGCCTGGCATCATGTTTCTTGATATTGTTGATAGGGCGTGTTTTAGATTTAGTTCGCTTGGTAATTGTTGCGCTTCTTCTATAATGGCCAACGCAAATTTCTTTCTTGTTTTAAGACCACGCGTTCTTGAGTAGTCTGCGCCACCGATTCCTTTGAACACGATTTCATTCCCCAGTGGAGTTGTCATTCTTAGCGGGCTGACCTTCTTTCTGAAGAACCCATCCAGGCCGATCGTCTCTTGCACTTCTAGTATTTCTTGAACAAAAGAGTCATCTAACGCATTGTAGTTGGCTCTTGTTACTAATATGTCTCTGTTTGGGTTATGTATGCAGGTGTAATTTAGGAACTGCGCCATGCCTGTGGACTTTCCACATGATCTTGGCGAGTATTCTATGATTCTTGTTTTCTTTGTTGTATAAAGCCTATCATAAGGTTTTGCTACTTCCATTCTTCTTATCTTCCTTCCTTCCGATGAGCATTGCTGAGTATACGTCGTTATCGACCGCATATTGGATCTCAACTTCCAATCCTTTCTTTTGCAATGCTTCTGTTTCCCTTATCACTCTTGGCAAGAAGTTCTTTTTGTCAAATTCGATTATGTGATTTATCTCTTTAATCATTGTCATTTCCATCCTTTTTGCTTGCGTCTATTATCTCTATCTTGAAGTCTTTTATCTTCTCGATTAGGTCTTTATCTGCGTCTCCTTCAGGTAGTAGGATTTTCTTCTTTAGTTCTAGTTCGTCTTTCTTCATGGCCAATGCTTTTGCTTGAGTATCGTACTTTTCGTTCTCGCAGTCGTATATCTTTAGGCATCCGTATATGGCGTTTGTGTCAGGCGGAGAGTAGTGGTATAGCGTCCTGGTGTACATGTACTTTCTGCCTACTGGCTTTCCATTTGAGTCCAGGTCTTGCTTTATCTCTGTTACCTTTTCTTCATAAGTGAACCCGAAGGCCTTTCGCATTAATGCGCTTTTTAACTCGCCTACTATCTTAGTTCTTGCTTTGTCTATCCACTCTTGCATTTCGGGATGTAGTTTCTTTGAGTTGATCCACGCGTCCTTATGCATCCCTAGGCCTGTGTACACTTGAAACTCGCTTGCTCCGTTTTCTAGGAGTTTGATTATCTCATCTTAGA